GAGCGCTCGTCCCGTGTGTAGGCAACCTTGTGCTTGCCCTCCTCGGATGCGTGAGGCCACTCCAACACCAACAGATGCCAGTTGGCAGGGTCTGCCTCGTAGATGGCGTGCTCGACAGCGGGATGGTACTCATGGCCTGAATTTATCTGCTCCCGCTGATGCCATGTCCGGCTGCGGTACAGCACATCTCTTAGGTGACGTATTGCACCGAGCATACGTGAGGCACGCTGTGCTCTCCATTTAACTAACTCTTGTTGCGTCATTTTGCGCATTTGATTCTCCTAGTTTCTAGTGCAGCGTGAGACGGCACGCTGCGAACCGCTGGTGAGACAAGCTGTCCCACCTAATTTGTGAATGTTCCTCTTACTCCTCCTCTTGGCTGAGGTAGACAGTTATCAAGTACCCGGCAAATGCGCCAGCCCACACGAGGCCAGCGTTGAACAGCCAGCCTTCACGCCCCCAGCAGGTGAACAAAAAGATAGTGGCGAGCACGGCGATGCCGATGTCGGCGATGACTTGGGATTTCATTTGCTTTCTCCTTCCATTTCAGTTTCTAACTTTTCCAAGAAGTCGATGGTGTCGTTGATGCATTGGCCGAACGTAGCCTCGCTCTCACGCGGGGCCATCTCCTTGTCCAGCAGGTGGCTTAGCCGATTGCGAAACGCATTGCGCAGGTCATACATATCAAACAGGGCAATCTGTACATCATCTAAGTTCATTTGCTTTCTCCTTGGGTTAGTTGGTCGATGCGGTACTGTCGGTAGAACTTGCAGAACAAATCGTCAAACGCTGTGAGTAAGCGCTCCCTGTTGGTCGTGTCTGCTACGTAAAACGCTTGGGCTATGTGCCTTGCGAAGCTGCCGCCCTCGCTCTCCATCAGTCGTGCGGCGGCAAGCTGCATGTCGTGGTCTAAGTCCATTGCTTTCATACGTTTCTTTCTGTGATGCTGGTGATTACTTCCTTGGCGCAGGTCTGCCATGCCTCTTGCGAGACGAACGAGTTCTGAGGCCACGCCTCTTTGTCATTCAGTATTTGCTGGCTGTAGTGGTACAGCGCCTCGATAACGAACGCCTGCTTGAGCGCACCTGTTGCGCTGTACTCCATGATGTGACGCACTAGCTGGATGTTGGTCTTGGGTTTAGTTTGTTTCATTTGGTTTCTCCTAGTTTCAGGTGCGGCCTGAGACGGCAGGCCGCTAACCGCTGGTGAGACAGCGTGTCTCACTTAGTCGAGTAGTTCGAACTGTTGAACGTACATACGCCGTGCGTTATCCCAGAAGTCCTCATGGTCTACGGGCAGGCCGCTACGCTCAGCGCACTTGGCTGCGTATATATTGAAATGGCTTTGCGCCGATGCTTTGCTGGCATAGACGGCTACCACAATAGACGGGTAGCACGCGTCATCCGATACTTGCCTGAGTAAATACACGTACTTCATTTGCTTTCTCCTTTAGGGTTTAGTTAACCAGTCCTTGAGCGCGGCGATGGCCTGCTCAGGTGTGCACTCGCCGTCATAGCCCAAGTCCCTTGGACTCATGCAGGTCTGGCCGTGCCACTCAGGGCACGCCTCAAGTGGTACGTGAAAGAAGTTCCAGTCCTCGCCGTCCCACTGGGCTATCGTGTCTGACCATGTGTTCATATCGTTTCTCCTTAGTAGTTAAAGCTGACACGTAGACGCACCGCATACTCACGCTTGGTCAAGCGTTTGACACGGGCAGACTGGGATGCACACCCACAGCAGTCGTACTCGTGAGAGCACCCGCTGTGCGACAGCGTGCTTGAGATGGCGCGGCTCAGGTCTTGGGACTTGAGCGTGGGAGGGGCGACTACCCTGAACAGGTACGTGCCGCCATCGTCGTAGCCTGCGGGCGCTACGCTGCGCGTCAGGCCAAGCTGCTTGACCTCGCCGATGAGGACTTCCTCGTCGAGATGGCGGTAGGCGTCAACGTACCTGTGGGTCAGGCGTTGGTAGATGTTGATGGTGTGCATGGTGGTTTCTCCTTGGGTTGGTGAGACAGGTTGTCTCAGTTGGTTAGCGTGCGCCTGTACCACGGCGTTGTTGTGTACCTGTTCTACGTGTGTAGAACTTCCAATTATACGCGTCTATCTCGTCTTGCTCCCGCGCTTGGCGCAGCTTCTCTTTCTTGTCGAAGTTGGCTTGGGTGGCTATCTCATCGCGCAGTTGGCGCAACTTGGCAAGCTCGGTTTCGCGGATGTGGGTGAGTTTTAGCATGGTTTTTCTCCAGAAAAGCGCCAACTGAGACGGCAGTTGGCAAACCGTTAGACTTTTTGCAGAGTTGGTTTGCGTGTTTGCATGTGTTTTGCCAAGCGCAAAGCCTTGCTGCGTATGGGTTTGCGGGTATATCAGGCAGGTATCCATCTGAAAACAGCTATAGCTGGGAGAGGCGTATGTAATTAAGTGTGTAGAAAAGGTAGAAGCAAAAAGTCTACACACTTGTATACAAACACCTATCCTTTTAAGTTTCAAATATATATAGATAGATGGATGATATGTTGGTAACGCTATATTTGGCGCGGGTTTGCGCTTGGCAGATTGCTTGGCAGGACGCAAACCAACTTGACTATTTGGCAAACGCAGAATTCTACTCACTTGTGATATGTGCAAGTGAGACAAGCTGTCTCAGTTGGTAGGGGATAGCGTGTGCCTATCGGCTTTGTGGTTTTGATAGCTAATAGGGTTTGCCTATTAACTTGGCTATGCCGATAGACACAAACTAAAACACCGGCCAGACCCGCTGTCTGTACCGGCGCAGGAATCAGGTGAGACAAGCTGTCTCACTCAAAGCTGATAGATGCACGCAACTCGGACAGCACAGCGTCGAACTGCTTCTTGGTCAGACCAGCCTCGATGATGGTGCTGCTAAGCGACTTGACCAGCTTCTTGTCCACAGCCACCTTGTTGGCCTGCTTGGGTGCTGTGCCTACGATGACCTTGATGATGCGGTTGGCCTTGCGCTTGGCAGCGCATCCGCTGTCCGCCCACTCGCCATCCGCAAACGTCTCGCCGTAATGCGCCGCCACGATGGGTGCAATGATGCCCTTGGCAGTTGCGCGGTCTGCGCCCTTGAGCAGCTTCTGTAGCGAGGTGAGCTGCGTCTCGAACGCATCGCCCGCTGCGAGTGCTGCGAGTACGGCGGCTGTGATTGCTTTGGTGTTGAATTTCATTTGAGTTTCTCCTAGGTGAGACAAGCTGTCTCAGTTAGTCGCACGGCAGAGCCATTCCCTACCGCATCGACAACCAAATTTTACTCGAAGGGGTGTTTTTGACCCCTTTCTGTGGTATAAGGCGACCCCTACCCTACCCCCACCCAGCCTTATTGACCGGGCCATGCTACGTTGCCATAAACACTGTTCTTCAGCCGCAAAGCTATTTTTCCAATAACGCCCCCCTATCTTCCAAATCACCCCAGCCCCAAAAATTATAAAAATCCTAAACAACCTCTTGTCTAAAGTTAGACAACACCAGACAAAAAAAACCCTCGGCGCAAACCAAGGGTTTAAAAATGAGCCGTCAGGCCCACTCAAGGAGAAGCAAATGCGCAAACTTGCACAATCACCGGAACTGAGTATATACTTCCCCTAACGAGGCTGCAAGGGCTTACGCATGTTTGACCACCTAATTGAGTTTGAACCGGATGTTTTTAACAACAGTTCGGAGCACATACTGGACACCGACGAGGTGACTCCAGCGCAAGCGCTTGACGCCAAAATTAAGACCAAGGACTGGTTAACAGAACTGGGCGCGGTAGATTCCGAAACAATAATCACCAAGCTAGACCAAGATGCGGCACGCTCCACGTTTGCCAACCTCATTACCAACGCCCCGGCGCAGATTACCCACGCCTCCATCGCCGAGGTCAAAACCCCCGAGGCTGTCCAGCATATTGTGGGCATGCTAACCGCTTACGACTGGCAGTTTATTCACCAAGCGCAGCAGTTGCGAGGCTACGCCGTAGCCCAGTTGGTTGAGGAAACCAAGAACCCCAGCGCCAACATCCGGCTAAAAGCGCTTGGCCTGTTGGGTAAAGTGACCGAGATTGGGCTGTTCACCGACAAGATTGAGGTAAAGAAAGAAGCCCTGACGGATACCGAGCTTGACCAGCGCATCAAGGACAAGCTCTCCAAGTTCATGGGCGTGGTGGATATACAAGAGATAACAGACGTACATGACGCCTGAGAAAATCACTTCTCTGACAAAACCTGAGCTTGAGGCGTTGATGCGGGCGTTGCCCAGCATGACAACCGCTGAAAAAATAGAATTGTTTGCAGACCTAGAAGTCCGGGAACGCCGCGCTACGCTCTTGGCAGCGCAAACTAATATACTGGGATTTGCCAACTATGCCTATCCGGGGTTCAAAACTGGGCCGCACCACAGAAAACTGGCAAAAATCTTCACCGATGTAATTGAGGGTAAGAAAAAACGGGTGATTATCAACATTGCCCCACGTATGGGCAAGTCAGAGTTCTCGTCCTATTTGTTCCCGGCGTACTTCCTTGGGCAGTTCCCAGAGAAGAAGATCATCATGGGCACGCACACGGCAGGTTTATCCGAGGATTTTGGGCGTCGAGTGCGCAATTTGATCGACAGCGACGAGTACAAAGACATTTTTCCTAATACAAAGGTGTCCGACGACCAGAAAGCCGCGGGTAAATGGAGTACCTCCGCAGGAGGTCAGTACTACGCCGCAGGCGTAGGTGGTGCGCTGGCCGGTAGGGGGGCAGATTTGTTCCTGATCGACGACCCGCACTCGGAGCAGGACGTAAAAGCCAACAGCCGTCTAGCATTTGACACGGCGTGGTCATGGTTCCAGACCGG